AGCACCTGTTAATTCCTCAATTAATTTTGACTTTTCATCTTTACCTTCAGTTGCTAAAGATTGATAATCCATTGTTAATTCTGAATCAGGTGTTTTTAAGTTACCACTATATTTACCCCTAACTTTAGATAATGTTTCTTTACATGAAGCAACGAACCAACGTCTAACCCAAACTTGTGCGGGGTTATTTAAATCATTCCACGACATCTTTTCAAATGGAACATCTGAAGGTAATTTAATAATGTCAGGATTGTCTTTTAAACATTTGTCTCGGTCTGCGTCATTAGTATCATAATACCAATACCAAACTTTACCTCTTGTCATTGTAGCGTTACCAAAATCAAATCTACCACCTGGTGTATTCATTAAATGGATTGCTTTTTTACCCCCCGGTAATGCGGTAATTCTATATGTTAAGTCACCTGCAATAATTCTACGTTGTATGTTAATTTCTTGCATTCTTAATAACATATCAAAAACAGGCATCATAAAATATGAACCTGTGTAACCCATTTGTGAATAACCTGCGGGTCCACCAAGTCCAGCTCCACCTAACGCACCAAATGACCAAGGGTCAAATAATACGTTATTTAATTCCGATGGTGTAAACCATAGTAATTCATTAATTTCTCTACCTGCCGGTATTTCATATATTTGTTGGTTACGAACTAATTGTATGTAGTCTTTTTTTAATTCCCAATCACCTCCCGCTTGTAAACCAACAATTTTGGAATATGCGTAAGTATATCTTGTTTCATAATCTAAACTTTTGGTAATAAATGCTCTTGATACTGATTGTGTTTCGACATTCAAGTTATAAAGAGATGTCCATTGAGATTCGATTAACCAATTTTGGACTTGTTCTGAGTAGTCATCAATTGAGAATTCTAATAGAGTGTCCATTTGTTCATCATCTAATTCGACTGAACGTAATGGTGCACCAAGTAAGTGTCTAACTTTTCTATAAAGTTCACTTCTGTGTGGTTCTGAAATAATTGACATAACGTTTTTTATTATATAAATATTAGCCAACTATATATTCAACGTCACGAGTAGGAACAATCATTTCTTTTTTATCTAAAATATCACTATTTTTGTTAAAAACATAAGTATCGATACTTCTGCCTTTATAGATTGGGTTAATTCTAAACCTAATTGATAATCTTCTTTCGGTCTGGTTTCTTTGACCTAAATTAGACCAATATAACTCAATATATTTGATTGGGATAATAGTAAATTTATCATAAATAATACCTGATAAATTTCTAATCACAGAATTTAAATATCGTTTACCATCTTCATCATCCTTAATCCAATGAAATATGTCATCAATAACTTTATTATATGATTTTAAATGAGAAGGTTTTAAAGGTGCGATTTTACTTTGTTTAAAAATTGAAAAAAACTCAGACAGGTAACTATCGATGTTAGTATCCATCTTTTTAATTTCAAAATTAGAGTTAGCCGGAAAGACTTCAACTTTTTCACCGTTTTCTATAACATACAATGGTCTTGAACTTACGACATCGGCTTTAACAGTATTTCGTATTGTGAACGATTTTCTAATACAATTTTTAATTGACATTAAAAAATTTTCAAACTCTTCATCCGATAACTCTTTTGATTGTTCGACAACATTTAAAAAGTTTGATTGTATAAATTCTTCACAAGAATAATTTAAAGTTAATTTTGTCTTTTTTTCATCGAAATAATCACCAACAAATTCTTTTTCATATTTTGAATATTCTTTTTCACGAGCATTTTTTAAAAGTTCTTCAAAATTGTCGGGGATTGATTTTAAATTTCTTAATTTACGTAATTGTTTTTTAGTAGTATCATCATTAAAATCTTTATCTATAATAAAATCCGCAATGGTTTTTAAAAACGAAACAGTTCTATCTGAAGATTCGTTTGCTAATTTAATTATCTTTGGAACGACTACTCTACTTCTACCTTTAAAAAACTTATAAATTATTTCAATACTACGACTAAGACTTTCATTCAATTCATCACCAAAAATATGTCTATTATCTAACAATTGACAAGCAGGACTTTCAGAATTTTTTGATTTACTACATAATAAATTTAAATAATCAGGTTCTACTTGTAATAATTCTAATTGTTTTTCGTATATTAAAATCTTCATAATTAAACTAAGTTGTATAGTAAGTCACTTGACGGAATAACAAAATTCCCATTAACAATTTTAGTATTTAAATTATCAAAAATTAAAATTCTGTTCTTACTATTCATAAATATAATCCAATCTGTTTTATACTCGGTAACACCTCCTGAATTATAAATTGTTGTATTTATAGAATCGTCGTCTATTCTTGAATAAGGTTTGATTTGTGCGGTTTTAACACCGGTGTTAGTTTTGATTTCACAATCAACACCACCAACCATATCTTTCATACTTCCAAGGTCACCAATTTTAACTACATTATTTTCACCAAAAATTTCTTTTAATTTTTCAACAACATAAACTTCTCTAAATTCACCCCAAGCATTTGTTTGGGTTAATATTTTCATTAGTTTATTATATGTTGTTGATTTGGTTGAGAAAATTCTATCTTTATAATAATTAAGGGCTCTAATAAATCGTTTGGTTTCCTCCATTTGTTCGTTAGCACCTTTGTTTGAGAATGTTAATGGTGGTTTGTTAAGTTTAGATAATGCAAGATTAAGGTCATTTTTTAATTGACAAAAACAACTATAATTTGTATTAAGTTTGTTAATAACTGACCTTCCTTCAGATTCCAAATCATAAATCCCACTAGCCGAATTAGGACTATATTTTCCATAAGCGTAGTAGTTTTTAGGATAAACTAATTTTAACATTCCATTTATTTCATTTTTAAATAAATCTTTTGTTAATGGATTAACATTAAACATTGTTCTTATTTCTTCTATTTCGGAAGGACTACAAAATTCGTCCTTAGATTCTTTTATAAGATTATATTGTTTTTGACTAACTAGTATTTTCATAATCATAAATATTACACCGAATTAATTCGTGTCATAATTTCTTGAACAATGTCTGTTTTATCAATATTGTCACCCATTACAGTATCAATAATGTTTTTCTTATTTGATAAGATATCATATATAACCCCCTCAATAGTATTTTCAAAAATTGGGTAATAAACTGATACTGAATTTTTCTGACCGTATCTATATGCTCGGTCTTCCGCTTGTTGGTGGTCTGAAGGGACAAATGATAAATCATTCATAATACACGCTTCACCGGCAGTTAGAGTAATACCCACACCCGCGGCTTTTAAGTTACCGACAAAAACTTTAATCTTATCGTTTTCTTGGAATTGGTCAACCGCATATTGTCTTTGTGGTTTAGTACAAGAACCGTCAAGATAAACCGATTGTTTTCCAAAATGTTGATGTATTTGTTGTAAAGTCTCCGTAAAATTTGTAAATATTATAACTTTTTTATCTTGGTCTATAATATTTTGTGCAAGTTCAATTGTTGCTTTTACTTTTTCATTTGCAATAATTTGACGAACTTTCATCAACTTACTAAATTGGATTGTTAAAGATTTTGACTCTTCCTTTTTAGTATTATACCAATCGTAGTATTCACCAACAACTTCTTCATATTCCTTGGACTTTAATCTAAGGTAAACAGGTGTAATAATTTTATCAGGTAAATCTAATACTTCAGTTTTTAATCTACGTAACACTTGTTTTGAAGTCCTGTCTCGTAATTCTTCTAAATTTGACGCACCTGAAGTATTCCAAATTTTTCTTTTTCCGGCATTAAACTGATACCCTTCACAATAACGAATTGCATAAGCCATCCAATTTTGAGCAACAGGACTTTCAATCAAGTTCAATAAATTAAAATAATTCATAGGTCTTGAAGTCATCGGTGTCCCTGTTAGTAACCAAAGATACTTAGACTCTTTAGCAAAATTATTAACTAATTTAGTTCTTTGTGCTTGACCATTTTGTATATAGTGAGCCTCATCGATAATAATTAACTCAAAATTACATTTAGCAATTAATGAATTTTCCTTATCTTTAAGGTCGTAAAAGTTTTTTAAAATGTCGTAATTAACAATAACAAAATCGTGTTCTGTTGAGAAATTTTTACCTTCCGCAATATAAACACTTCTATCTGTATAGTTAGCAATTTCCCTCATCCAATTTATCTTCAATGATGCGGGACATATAATTAATACCTTTTTAGCACCTGTTTCTAACGCGGCGATAATTGTGGATGTTGTTTTACCAAGACCCATATCGTCAGCCAATATAAATCGTTTAGAACCTGCCAATTTTTCAATCGCCTCTTTTTGGTGTGATAATGGTGGTCGGTGACTATATTTGTCATAGTCAATTACTACGTTTTCAACTTTATGAGATTTAATCAACGCCGATTTTGGCATCCACATATCAGTAATTGTGTCACCCGAAAAAAACTTACCCCAAATATGGTATGATTTATCTTTCTCAATCAATAATTTCTCAACCCATATTTGTTTTGGTATTGATGTGAATGATTTTTCTTCTGAGAATTTTTTTGCAAAATAAGGGTCAAGTTCAACCCATTTACGTGCAACTTTAGGAGTTACATTATGATAGTTTATAATGTAATCACATTGGGACCTTGTTGGAATAAAATGTTTACTATTTAATTTTTTTACTTTTAATTTAGTTATAAAATTGTTTGCACCCTCGTATCCTTCAAGGATTGTTAGTGCTCTATTCTCAACGGCTTCAAAACTTTTATTTTCATTATTATTATCCAAATCTAATAATTTTAAGTAAATAATAATAAATATTCGGATATTTATCAATATGTCAGACAATAAAGTTCCAATAACAAGATTAGGTAAGTTTTTCGGTGCGGAAGACTTTAGTTTAGATGTTGAGATGGGTCGAGAGTGGCTTCACGGTGATATGAACTTCACATTAGTATTGTATCGTATTGATAGATATAAAACAAAAAAAGATGATGTTTATGGTGAAGCGGTTAGTGATGGTATACATTTCTTACCCCCTGTTGAATTTAATGGTTATGTTCAAGTTTTATCACCTGAAAATAAAAATTTAGGAAACTCTAAACTTAACCAATTTGAACCCGGTAATATTAAAGTTGGGGTTTACCAATCTCATTTGGAAGAATTGGGTATTGATATTGAATTTGGTGATTATATTGGTTATCAAGAAAGTGATACTTATATGAGATATTATACGGTTAATAATGATGGTCGTGTTGTATCAGATAATAAACACACATATGGTGGATACAAATCTTTCTATAGGTCAATAATTGCATCACCTGTAACTAATAACGAATTTAGAGGTTTATAATGGGATTACCAAGAAAAATAAAAAAAAATATACATTTTGTTGATTCAATAACACCGTTAGAAAGAAGACATGAATTAGTTGACAAAATTAACTATAAAGGAACCTATTTACCTAAATCAATATTACATGCCGATTTAGATAAAGGTTTTTTAGATTTTGTTAAGTCCGATTTAAAAACAACGGTTGATGGTAAAACAATTCCTGTTGTAGATATTTTAATAACAACACAAAATTGGTCTCAATTTGTTGAAACGTGGGACATTCAAAATATTGATAGAAATGCCGAACCCCCATTAATAACGGTAGTTAGATTACCTGAAGTTAAATTTGGTTCAAATCCTGCGGTTCAATATAATATACCAAATCAAAGACAATATTTTTACGCTCAAGTCCCAACTTGGGATGGTCAACGTAATGGTATGGATATTTATAAAATTCCACAACCAATCCCTGTTGATATTACATACCAAATTAAAATTGTATGTAATAGAATGAGAGAATTAAATGAGTTTAATAGAGTCATATTAGAAAAATTCGCATCACTTCAAGCCTATACAACAATTAAAGGACATTATATTCCTATTGTTAGAGGGGATAATATTACTGATGAATCAGTAATGGATGTTGAAAAACGAAAAGTCTATATACAAAGTTATGATTTTACAATGTTAGGGTTTTTAATTGATGAGAATGAATTTGAAGTTTCACCAGCAATTAGTAGAACTTTAACCGTTACTGAAATCTCAACAAAAAAAGATAGAAAACAAAATAAAAAAGATGATAACCCAAGTAGTATTGAGTTCTTATATAACTATGGACCAGGTGAAACTACTAAATCGGTAACTCTTGACTATACCGCTGACTTGAACATTTCCACTCTTGAAAATATCTCATCTTATGATGTTTTTATAAATGGTGATTACTATGGTACTGACTTGACAAAAATTCAAATTAATACCGGTGACACTTTACAAGTTGAGATAACACAAACCAATCCGACAAAAGAATCGAGTATCACATTTTTCAATGTTTTAATTTAATTCTCACCGTAAATGTCCTTCTTATCCTTACATTTCTCAAGGATAATTTTTTCTAAAAAATGATATATTTTAAGACCTCTCTTATCACAATAATCTTTTAAAATTTTGTGAACATCTTTCGAAATCTTTAAATTTTTGACTTCTGTTTCGTTATTTGACATAAGATAAAAAAGTAAGATTTTATTCTACCTAAAATATAAATACTTCGAATAAAGTAAAGCACTTTGAGTTTTTAGATAATATTTATCAATAAATAAATAATAAATCTAAAAAAAAAATAATGGCAACATCGACAAACAGTAAAGTATTTGTTTCGCCGGGTGTTTACACATCGGAAGTTGACTTGAGTTTTGTAGCACAAAGTGTAGGTATCACTACGTTAGGTTTAGTTGGTGAGACTTTAAAAGGTCCCGCTTTCGAACCTATCTTCATTAGAAACTTTGACGAATTCACAACTTTCTTTGGGGGAACATCACCTGAGAAATTTTTAAATACACAAATCCCTAAATATGAAGCGTCTTATATCGCTAAATCATATTTACAACAATCAAATCAATTATTTGTAACTAGGGTTTTAGGGTTATCGGGGTATGACGCTGGTCCATCTTGGTCAATATCTATTAAAGGTAATGTCGACCCATCAACTGTTGACTTCTTTTGTACAAGTGCAACAACAATTGATTGTATACCGACTTGTGTATCAATTCAAACGTATAACATTGAGGTTCCTTTTACAGGATGTACTAATAGTATTAATTCAATTGTATTTTCAGCGAACAGTATTCCTGATTTAATTTTGGCAAAATTAACGGACTCTTATGAAGAATTTGATGGAGGAACATCAAGTTTAGAATTCCAAATGAGAAGTCAAATTTTTGATATATTAAACACACCATCGTTAGAAAACGATTCAATGTATTATTATGGTGCAATACCAAGTTCTGTATATGAAGTTACAAGCACAGGATTTACCGCATCAACTAACGTATTTGGTGTTGATAATGTTGACGCAGGTTTAATTGATTACGCATCACCTAAAAATGACCCTTGGTATTACGCATTATTCGACAATAACGGAAACGCATCTTATTCAGGTTTTTCATTTAACACTTTTGTTGATAATTTAACATTAATACCTGTAACAACAACAACGACTCAGTTCCCAACAACTACAACAACAACAACTGCAGACCCTTGTTCACCAACACCAACACCAACATTCACACCAACACCAACACCATCTGTTCCTGTTAACTGTTATACTGGTACATTAAAAGGAACTATTTATGTGTTCTCAGGAACTGCTTATACAGACTATGATGATTTAGTAATTGCAACATTACGTTCTAGAGGTATTAATGGTAATGGTTCAGGACCTGTATTTGAAGTGTCAGGATTAACTGATGTAACTTTAACAACAACAGGAAAATATGAAGACGTTCAAAAAAATCCATTTGCGACTTTTGAATTAACTGTTAAAACAATAGATAATAAAACGTTTAATTTTGATACATCATTAACAACGTCTGATGTTAATTACTTACCTAAAGTATTTGGAACATCAAATTTTGGTAAAGATAGAAATGCAATACCTTTATTTATAGAAGAAATCTTCCCAACTTTATTACAATACGGTTATAAAAAAGGTTTCATTAGAGGTTTAAGTGCTGATTTAATCGCTTTACCGGGTGCTAGAGGTAATGATTCATCAACAATTGGTTGGTATTTAGAACAATATCAGTCACCAACATCACCTTGGGTTGTATCTGAATTAAGAGGTAATAAGGTTTTCAGACTATTTAAATTTACAACAATTTCTGATGGTAACGATGCAAATGCTGAAGTTAAAATATCATTAGCAAATATGTCGTTTAATAACGGAACATTTGATGTATTAGTAAGAGATTTCTTTGATACAGATGCAAACCCTGTAGTTATTGAGAAATTCACAAACTGTTCAATGAATCCGAATGAAAATAACTATATCGCTAAAAAAATAGGAACTGTTGATGGTGAATACCAATTAAATTCAAAATAT